AGACTAAGGTTATTGACCGTGCGCTCAAGCTGGAAGCAATCAAGCTGAAGATGAATGACGATGAATGGGGTTCAGGCTTCACGCTTGATGATGAGGACGAATAGGATTAAACTGTGACTATCACTAATAAAACAGGGGATATTCATGGAAGGAATAAGTTTAGTACGCTTGGCATTAGATGTGGTTACGGACCGGCTCATCACTATTTTGGCTCTGTTGATGTCATGCGGCCTAGCGTGTTGGACTATGTGGATACCGAGTGTAGAGAGGGTTGCGACCCTGTTGATATTCGTGATATTCAGTTACCTAGTGGTACTGACAAAGGAGAAGAAAAATGTATGACCGTAAAATCTTAGAGAAGACAAGCGAGGTTCCTGGTGCAGAGGATATGAACTGGAGTCAAAGACCAGCAAAGCCTGTACGCCCACAAAAGCCTTCAGACGAAACTAACAATGCTAAGAAATGGAAGCTAGGGGAAATGCCACAAGGCGGATTCCGTAGTATCTTATGTTTTGAAGACGGGGACTACTCAACCAAAATTAGCCGGACTTCCGGCGGGGGCAAAAAGGTCTACTAATGGCTAATAATATCCCGTTTCAGCCTATGGGCAAGACCTATATGCTTGCAGCTAACGCTGTAGCTCAGACTGTAGCCGTCAATGCTGACAGTCCTTGCAATCAGCTTCTTGTGTTTAATGATTCTGTTGCCGCTGTAACAGGCTATGTTAGATTTAGCTCTGCAACTGGAAGCAATGCCTCTATAGCAGTAGCAGGAACTCCAGCATACGGTTTCCCTGTACACGGACAGTCACGAAATGTATTTACTATTCCGCAATCCTATAGCGCAGGGAACAATACTGTGTACGTTTCTATCATTATGACCGGTGGAACCTCTAACGTTTATTTCACCCCAGGAGAAGGATTATGATGAAGTCTTTTCTATTAGGACGGCTTAAAGAAGCCTCTACATGGCGTGGTATTCTCATGTTCCTTACAGGCGTTGGAGTACATCTAGCTCCTGGAGTAGCTGACGGAGTTGTAGCTATTGGCCTAGCATCTGTTGGATTGATTGGAGCTTTAACGCCAGATACTAAGGCGTGATAAGTTCCAGAAGCATAGATGACTTATTGCCGCCGGTTAAAGAGCGTGCTAAAAAGTTTCTGGAAGACTGTGGGCATCAAGGGATTGATTTACTTGTTACTAGCACCTATCGTGATGCTGAGTCTCAAAATCTACTTTACGCTCAGGGACGTACTTCTGGGGGAAGAATTATCACCCGCGCTAAGGGTGGTGAATCTTTTCATAATTATAGGTGCGCTCTGGATGTTGTTCCTCTGGTTAACGGAAAGCCCGACTGGGACGGAACACATGATATTTGGGAAAGAGTAGGGGAAATAGGTAAGGCTAACGGTCTTGATTGGGCCGGTGATTGGAAGCAATTCCGAGAACTGGCTCATTTTCAATACACTGGTGGACTTACTATAGAGCAGTTGAAACAGGGAAAGGGGATAAAGTAATGGAAGAGATTAATAAGTATTTCGATACAGCTAAGACAACGCATAGCGATATATGGCAACACATGGATAAGCTCCGTGAGTACGCTGAGAAGTGCGACCATATCACTGAGATGGGTGTCCGTACTGTCGTATCAACCTGGGCCTTCCTAGCGGCCAAGCCTAAGCGTTTAGTGTCCTACGACATAGTAGACTGTCCAGTAGATGATGTTAAGCGTCTAGCGGCTCTTAACGGCATCTCCTTCGAGTTCATTAAGACTAGCACGATAGACCCTTCATTAGACATAGAAGAAACAGATTTACTCTTCATTGACACTGACCATACCTACCGTCAGCTTAGTCAGGAATTGGACCAACACGCTCACAAGGCGCGTAAGTACATTGCGCTGCATGACACTGTTACCTTCAGGGATGAGTGCTGCGGAGAAGAGGGATTGTGGAGAGCTGTTCAGGAACTAATCAATACTGGTGACTGGACTATGTGCGAACACTTCTCACATTGTAACGGCATGACCTTCCTCGAACGTATCAGCGACTAGATACCAGTCTACGATAAAGTCTTTGAAGCTATCAAGGCCGTAACCTATTAGCTTAGGAGTTCCATCTTGATGAATCTTCCAGTATCTATCTACGCTCATGTGACTGTCAGTGTCACCTGTAACAATAATCACTGTAAATTTGGGCTTACGAGCGAGACTCTTGAGCAGTATCTCTTGCCCCTTGCTAAGTTTCTCTTTGGGACGTTTCCATTCTCCAATTAGAACATGACCCTTCCTTTCTAATACCATATCAATATTAGAAGGAAGGATGTTCCCTAGTAAGCCCTGCAAGTCCTCAAAGTTAATATGGGGAGCTGCTCGGTCTCTCATCATTGACTGTTGTTTTCACTCATGTGTTCTCCTCGTCGTACGCCTTCAGAGCCTTTTTGGCAGCCATGTAAGCATCCCAAGCCGCGTCATAATCGTCCTTAGCATCCTCAACAGCCTGCACCAGTTCTTCTCTCGTACTCATGTGTTCTTCTCCTTTACTTAGAAGGGGAAAGCCTTCCTTCAAACGGATAAGTTCCTACATGACCCAATTGAACCCAGGGTGCGGCCCATATCTTGATGCCATGCTTACGGGCCAGCTTACAGAAGTGATAGTCCTCTGAGAGCAGGATGTTGGTCTCTTCCTCAATAGAGGTAGTAAAGTATTCCTTAATCTGAATACCTGGCTCTTGGCTCTTAGACAGGTCTACGATGTTATTAGTGTAGCTAGGAACCTTACTAGCCAGCTTCTTGAATACTGACCGTTTGATGAGCATGAACCCTGTGCCGCCATTCCATATCTCTACAGGCTCATGGACTGGGACTGTTACCTCCCCGCTATAATCAACAAGGTTAACAACAAAAGAACCAGTATGATATTTGAGTTCGTCATCAGATACACCTTCCTCAATAGCGCGTCTTACTAAGGGCCAGCTTATTTCCTTCTTAGGGTAGATTCCGCAGATAACATCTTTGTTAGCCGCAATCATCGGAATGACCTGTTCTGGGAAGAACTTGATGTCAGCGTCAATGAATAGCAAGTGAGTGGCCTCAGGAGTGTCTAGGAAGCTCTTCACGAGAGAATTACGCGCTCGGGTAATCAAGGACTCATTAAACATAAATGAGAAGCCTACGTCCATTCCTGCTGCGTTTAGCTCACGGTTCAGTAAAAGGATGGATTGTGTATAGAATCCAAAGCACTGACCGCCGTACATCGGTGTAGCTACAAATATGTGCGTCTTCTTACCCATGTTAATCCCCTAAAGTTAAAGTAAAAGAGTGGGGCTACCCAAAACACTTGCCCCGTCATGTTCCTAACTAGCCACGAGTGGCTTCTCATTTGGGCTTGAGGGGGTCTCTATTTCCTCAATTACGACAATAATCTTCCCCCCTTTGATTATGTCGCCCCTAATCATCTCCAGGTGGTCTACCTGGAAGTCATCATTGAATACTCCGGCTTCCTCTAACGCATCAAATACAGCCTTGATACGGTTATCAATGTCGAGCCTTCTCTTATCCCTGGGCCTAAGCACCATCATTATCTTCAATTTGCTATCGCCCAGTTTAGGTACATTGTTCTCTACAACATATTGCTGCACTAGCGCCTTGTACTCCCTGCCCTTCTTACTCAATACCATACGGCCACGCCAGTTGCGCCAGCAAGTATTTAGGCTTGGAGGACAGGGAAGCTCAAGGACTAGCGTTGTCACTGGTGGGCTTGGCAGGACTCGAACCTGCGACCTCTCGCTTCGTAGGCGAGAATTCTATCCATCTGAACTACAAGCCCTAACATATTATCGGAGGAAACGGACCATCTCTATCCGTATCCCAACAGCACATACCGCCACGACCGTCAGGCTTACACTTGACAGCAGCAGTAGCACCGAATGTTACTAGGAGCATACCTATGAATATCCCTGCTATGATGGATTTCATGCTGACCTCTTGATAGTAAGGGTGTTGTTACTTACGGCTACAGTAGCAATAGCTTCAGCCTTATTAATCAGGTCGTAGCAGTGGTCAAGCACTTCTGCTTTGTTGATAGCTTCCCAGTTGCTACGTTTCCCTGCTATTGCAATGTAGGCTTTAAGATAGCCAATCTTATCCATCATAGGATTATCGGAGTAACTTCCTATCTTATTCAGGTACTTACATTCATCAGCAGTTGTATGAGAACGCTTTGCTTTACGAACAGTATTCTTAATCATTTTATTCCCCAGTTAGGTTTAGGTTAGAACGGTACGTCGTCGTCATTACTCTTGCTCTTTACTTCTCTCGGATACTCTTGTGGCGCTGGAGGAACGTAGTTGTCTACTGCTAGACTAAGGAACTCTCCGTAGGCGCTCTTCTTAATCCATCCTGCGAACTTAACAATCTCGCCCTTGTGCATTAACTGGCCTTTCCAGTCAGGACTGTTAGGAGTCTTCTTGTTTGTTATTGGGGTAAATATTCCTTTACCTTCGCTTGGTTCATGTGCCATTTTAGATTCCTTTGGATTGAGCATTAAGTTGAGCGAGTCTCGCGATATTGATTGCAGAAAGCGACTTGCGTGTTTCATCATTGGCCTCCCTAAAGAGAGCTATCTTCTCTGCTTTCTGGTCCGGAGTATACTTCTCTGAGCCACGAATCTTTGAGATGACTAAGACGTATGACGCTATCCAGTCTTCCTGTGTAGCATCATTAGAATATACCGTACCGTCCGGCAGATAGATTTGGTAGAAGTTAGGAATGTCGTCCTTCATTGCTATGAGAGCTTCAGCCCCAGACTTAGCTTGTTCTATAACTACTTCAGCCTTTCCCATCGAACGCTCTTCAGGAGGGTCAAAGTCTTGTATCTCTTCTGGGGTATATGTACCTATCACGCAACCAGGATAAACGCTCCTGATACCCTCAGATACGACCCTAGACCTAAGCATAGCTCGTGGGTATTTAATCCAGCCTGAGCTTGGCTTGACTAGGCCGATAGCCTTAGCTTGTTCTAGTGTCCAGCTTAACTCCAGACTGCCGCCATTAGGATGAGTGAAGAGACCAGTTACCTTCTCATCGGTATAGTCCTTCCACTCTACCTTACCACCGGCTTGTTGGAATCGGGCCAGCATGGTATCAGCCTTGAGTGCAGGACGCCCCTGGATGATATGGTAATCACGGGCCGCTGTTGCAGGATGCAGACCTTCAGCCTGAGCGATAGCCATTAAAGCTAGTACGCTGTTAGCGTCTGTCATACCAAAGAGCTTAGACTTAGCCATTACTTCGGCCATTGCTTGCATATCATTAAACGGAATAATTGCTGTGTTCATAATAGTTTCTCCGATAAAGTTAGGAATAAATCAACTACACTTGTTATTGCCATTGCCCATATTGCTATGTCAAGGTTGTTCATTTGACGATAAACCTTCTGCTACCAGGCTGTGCTACTACAAAGCTATCGTAGATGTCCGGCATTGCTGCTTCAAACAAAGAAGCGTTGAATCTCTCCGATGACTTTGCTTGCTTCCATGTAGCCAGGATAGTGCCGCCCACTGATACCAGCTCTGAACCTGTCTTCATGTAGTTCTGTATAGCTAACTGATACTGCTCTTCTGCTAGTTCTAGTTCCTTTATCTGCTTCTTGATAGCCTTGAGCTGAGTCACTGCTTTCTCTACGTTGCTACCGGCAGATACCCTGCTACCATTATCTACTGCGTACACTAGCTTGGCCTGGGCCACTGTCTCCGGCTCTAGCGGCTGTCCTGTCTGAACGGCTCCCCAGTACAGGGCCATGTCCTTAATCAAGTCAGTCCTCTGGTCATCGGTGATGTCGAAGGTAAACGTTTCAAAGTTCTGGCCCCCAAATAAAACAGCTAAAACCACATGGTCAATACCGTGACAGGCGGACTGGTGAATGAGTTGAGCCATGTCAGCAGCAGGAACTATGTTAGCGTCAGAGTCGTACTTGTTACGGACGATAGCGTTATAGTTCTTAGCTTCAACTAGCGTCTTCCCGTCAGCAGATATGAAGTCAAAGTGACTACGCATCCAGACTTCTTTAGGATGAGTCAGCATATAGTCCGCGTTCTTGAGTTCCATCTTTAGGCGGTCTTGTGCTAGTCTTCCAATTAGCGGCTGCATTACATGGCCCATTTGAACTGCCTCAACATCGGACAGGTCAGGGGGAGTCTTTAGCCCTAATTTCGTAAGCACCACTTCATTACCGCGTCCGTTAGCAGCTTTTCGGCTGTCACTTGCCCACCAAGCAGCGTTACGAATGTCCGGCTCGAAGTCTTGTCTATCGTTCATTATGTTCTCCAGTTAGGTTAGGTTTACCAGCCGTGATAGTCTTTGCTGTTGTCGTCAGTGTCAGGCGCATAGTCTCGTGGCGTATCGACAGGCATATAGAACACGCCCTCAGACCCGCACCCTGTAGATGAGACCCTCTCCATTTCGCACCAGTGATTCTTGAGCTTGCCGGTAACTAAAGACTGAACAGGCGCATACGAACACTCTGCGAACATTGCAGATGACGTATGAGCTTTGTAATACTTACAGTTGATGCAGTACAGACGTTTCATGTGGAACCCCCATTTAGAATAGTTAGGAAATAACTAGCACTACAATTACAAGACTACACGATTAATACGATTAGTACAAGTATTATTTTATCTCTTTGCTTTCCTGCTAGGCTTCACTCATGGGACATTGCCTCCCACTGGATTAGGTGCGCCAATAGGTGCAGCAGTTACTACAGTAGCGCCAACAGGAACAGGCTTGTTAGTCCAGGGAGATTCGTTTAATGGTCCCAGGCAGTCTGCTAACTGTACGCCGTTAGTCTTAGTCTTTTGTTTAGTACAAAGGAATGACCACTGATTACTCATGCCCCCGCCAGCTTCAGCAGTAGTTACAAAGGTACGGACAACAGCAGGGGCAACAGCCCATGATGGGGCTTGTGGATATGACTTAATAGCAGAGAATAGTGACCAGACTTTACCGGCGGGTGCTTTGCAGCTACCGTTCATCAAGTCTAGGTTAGCAATAGATTTACCAGACAGTACAGGACATACTGACTTACCTTCAGAATAGACAATAGAACCGACTGTTATGCTACGACCGGTCGGTTCAGTGCTACTTGCAGCGCACAGAGCGTATTCACCGGAGCATATATCTAGTTTAATCTGCTTATCCGCATACGCTGGTATTGTTATTGTTAACAGAGTTAACATTAAGATGATTTTCATATATTGTCCTATCGTTTTAATGATTGATATAGCAAACCTATCTCTCAAAAAGATTGTCGAGATAGCTTTTAACCCTATTCGACCGACAATAAAACACCTCACCCCCAATATTATATGGGAATTGCTTAATAATTAAGCTGCCACTCTTGTTTATCGCTATCGCGTTTATCTGAGTTGGTCGTGGCTACCGCGTCAAGGGGTGGGTTATGCCCCCAGGTTTGCTACAGAACAGAATCTATCTTAATTTATTACGAGCTGTCAACTTTCTATCTAATTCTCTGAACGCTTCGTCCTCACGTTCTACTATGTCCTTAGCTCTAGCCATTGCTAATGACGGTTTAACCCATCCAAAACGCTCCCAAGTGCTTGCTACGTCCGTACTAGCTGCATTACTGTATCTGAATCCAGGGTCCAGAATGGACCGTTGGGTCGTTGGCGGTACTGTTTTTAGTCGGCTCATAAAAACCTCTCAATAAATAGTAGGAAACCAATAAAGCTAACTATCAAGACCAAGCATACCACGTCCTCAACACTCACCTTATCGCTCTCGCGCGTACAGAATTCGCCCTTAATGCTCATTTTATCCCCTTACTTGTAAAAGATATGATTGCCACATTCGTGCGTTACTGCCAATTTGGACCATGAAACCGGCTTGGATATGCTTTTGGAATGGAAGTGAGTAGCCTTTATCATGTCATCCTGGTATAGGCTTTTAATGGCAGATTGTTCTACTTGCTTCCACGCCATTCCATCACGGTTTGGCCGTGATTCTGGTTTAAGAGTAGTCCCTTGAAATACATCCTTAACCCAGGGGAATTGACCAGGTGACAAGATTACATCCTGGACACTGGCCCCAGATAGCCTAGAGCGCTCTAGGATTACCCTAGAGACATCAATCTGACACTGTACAGGTTCACCCCTTGCCTCATAGAATAGCGCAAGAGACAGCCACAATACGATACCTTCCATAGAATCACCTCATTAATAAGGTTTCCTATCCTTTAGATATAATTTCCGTTGGTCCGCACAGACTGGACATACTTTACGGGTAACAACGCCCTGCTTGTTACGAATGACTAGCCAACCGGTGAGATTCTCATCGACTAGCCTTTCCTTTCGGCATTGCATACAGTATTTAATCAATTCGAATCCCGTTCATCGACCCCTTCAAATTTAAGAACGAATGGTTCAATGTAGGCCCTGCCCTCTTCGTGTCCATTCCAGTATTCAGGGTTACCCTCTTCAACATCATCCTTGCAATTACCGGCGATAGCGTCTTTGTATCCTTGCGCGTATGAATATTTCATCTTAAACCCCTTTGTTATTAAGTATTACTTGCCACATATTCCATCCGCACGTTAAATAACTCTGACCATGCTCTATCATGTGATTAATCCAAACTTTATCTTGCTCGCTCCATTGATTTGAATAATGCTCGTGGCGGCATACTTCATGCCATCCGTCTTCGTCATTCCGTTTGTGATAGGCGATTATCATGATGCAACCTCATAGTTAGGATGATACAAAAGTGTATCGCATAGCACCCCGTAGGATGCTATACGCTAGACTTTATGCTGCTATCGCTAATGACTGCTCATCTAATAGATTTATGTAATTAGCGGCCTTTTGTGCAAGGGCGGAAGCCTTGAAAATAGCCTTATCATCGGCTCGGCAAGCTTTTAACCAGTGTTGGATGTAACCGGCATGACGTAGCTCGCCCTTGATTCTATAGTCTTGACAGAGGAAAGCAGCTCCCATTTCAGCGACTAACTCCTCGAATGCGTATTCAGGATTGCCAAACTTAGTTCCAAGTGTCCGGTCCAGTCTAGCCTTGGCGCTGGTCCAGTGTGTCAGTTCGTGGAAAGCAGTGGCATAGTAACTGCCGGCGTCTTGGAATGTAACCTTATTAGGTAACTGTATCTTGTCATGTGATGGAGAGTAAAAAGCAGCGTCGCCCCCATGAGAGATAATGGCCCCTGTCTTGGCTATACGCTGTT